CTAACCATATATGAACAAGGAGTAACACCGACATGGCATCAGCCGTAACAGGTACCGGCAATCTCGCCGCAGCACCTACAGCGTATTCTGGCGCAAACAGCCAGCTTACACAAGCAATTCAGACCATCTGGTCTAAAGAAATTCTTTTCCAATCAATGCCAATACTTCGCTTCGAACAGTTCGCTGTTAAGAAGACTGAACTTGGCGTCGCACCTGGTCTCCAGATCAACTTCATGCGTTACAACAACCTCGGATTCGCTTCAACTCTTACTGAAGGTGTCCGTATGTCAACAAACGCATTGACAGCACAACAGTTCTCAATCACTGTTGCTGAGCAAGGTTACGCAATCGCAGTATCCGAGCTTCTTCTTAACGCATCATTTGATGACGTTATGGCATCAGCTTCACGTCTTCTTGGACGTAACATGGCTCTCTACCTTGATGGCCAGGCTCGTGACACACTCATGGCTGCTTCTTCAGTCATCTACGGTGAAGATCGTTCAAACCTCTCAGCAGTTAACAACTGGTATGCATACGGAACAGAAGCTACTTCACGTGCTTCTATGACCGGTGCTTCATACCTCTCAACACGTACCGTTAAGGACGCTGTCGAGACCTTGGCAACCAAGAACATTCCAAGGCTTGGCGAGACCTACGTTGCATTCGTACACCCTCACCAATCACGTCGTCTTCGTGACCTCCCAGAGTTCATTGAAGTCACAAAGTACGCTGCTCCAGGTAACTTCATGCTTGGTGAAATTGGTCGCCTCTATGACACAGTCTTCATCGAGACAACTCAGATCTCAAAGGTCACAAACGGTGCTGGTACAAACTACACCACAGATACAGCAGTGGCTCCAGGATCAATCTCTTACCCAACAGGTGGAGGTTACACAACTCCAGTAACAGCTACAGGTAACGGTTCAAACGATCGCTACTCAGCTATCTTCATTGGAGACAATGCATTCGGTCACGCTATCTCACTTCCAGTTGAGCTTCGTGACGGCGGTATTCTTGACTTCGGTCGTGAGCACGCTCTTGCATGGTATGCTATCTACGGTCTTGGTCTTATCACTGACCAGTCTGTTGTTATCGCAGAAACCAACTAATTTAGCTTAAAGGGCGGGGAGACCTTGAAGCCTCCCCGCCTTATCTAATCAAACAATCTAACAGGAGAATATATATCGTGGCAAAAGCAAAAGTTACAGATGTTACAGGACGTCAGCGTGAAGCCCTCATTGCAGCAAATGCAGAGGCACTAGCAGAGCGAGCTAATGAGATTTCATTGGCCACACAAACTAAGGCTCATAAAGATGAGACTGAGATTGTGGATCTAACCCAAAACCCAGAATCACCAACCGTACTAGACGAGGTTGAAAGCGTAGGCGTAAGCCTTGCTGAGGATCAAGTTGTTATCCGAGTGGCAGAAAACCTTGAGATGGTAACCATTGGTGCTGGTAATAACTATTCTTTCGTAGCAGGTAAAAAGTACAAGGTTCCAAAGCATGTAGCAGCACACCTTCAGGAAAAGGGTTACTTGTACGACCGTATGTAAGCTGCACCCCCTAGATCGCTCTCATAGACAACCGCCCTCCTGTCTATGAGAGCCCTTTTTTTAGCAAGACTAATTGCACGTTTTGTTGGATGATTTACCTACTATCTTATGGAGGATCAGTGGCAGATTTAAATTCACTTTCGAGCCGTTTACGCTCCGAGATAGGTGACACCCCCAGGTCGTTTATTGATACCTTTACCGGTGATGGTACAACCACCCGCTATCAGCTCTCTCAAGCTCCAGTTCAAGGAGCCACACTTACTGTAACAGTAGCCGAACCGTCAACAACTTGGCCTGTAACCGGAGCCATTGCAGCGGCTGGAATCATAACTTATAACTCAAAGAATGAATTTGTTCCTGGTCAGGTAGTAACTATTTCAGGATTGCCATCATCTCCATTTAATCTAACAGGCATAGTAGCTTCCACAACACCTACAGCGTTTACAATTGCTAGCTCTGTTACCGGAACCACCATAACAAATTCCTCTACAGGAACCGCTACAGGCTTTCCAGCAACCACAGACATTTCTGCCCAAGTCATCATTGAAGAGGGTGTAGGTGTTTTAACTATCCCTACCCTAAACACCCCACTTAACGGATCGGTTATTACCGTATCTGGTCAAGCTTATCGTTACTTTACAGATTCTGAAATTGCCTACTATCTCAATACAGCTTTTGCTCAACATACAAAGGGTGAAACAACAAGTTTGGGCAGTCGTATTACCCAGCTAGCATTTCTTCCCCCGGTTGAGGAATACCCACTAGTTCTTCTAGCATCAACTCTTGCCCTATACACTTTGGCTAACGATGCAGCTTTTGACATTGACATTATCTCCCCAGATGGCGTCTCTATACCTCGTACTGAGCGTTATCGCCAACTTATGGAGATGGTGCAGACTCGTAAAGATCAGTATCGTGAGCTATGTACAATGCTTGGTATTGGTCTATACCGTATTGAGGTATTTAGCCTACGCCGCATCAGCCGTCTTACAAATCGTTATATTCCTATCTACAAGCCTCAAGAAGTTGATGACTGGTCTCTTCCACAACGTGTCATGCTTCGTATGCCTACCTATGGGGACGAAACTCCAGAGAGCCCAATTCTTGTACAAGATTTGGAAATGTACTCGGGAGACGATTTCTCACAAGAATTTGGCTTCAGCTTTGACCTTACCAATTACACTGCACAATCAGAGATTGTTCTATACCAGAACAGCGAATTCTCTCAAGTTGGTCCAGTTGTTCTTGGCACCTTTGGTGTCAGCAAAGTTACACCTCTTGGCGGGGTTTACCCAACCTTGATTGCCCTTACCTTGCCAGGCAGTGTTACACAAACGCTACCTAAGGTTTCTTACTATGATCTAGTACTTACAGACGGGGCAGGTAAGAAAAAGACCTACTTTGGCGGCAAGGTCTATACCTTCCCATCCGTAACCAATTCCTATAATCGTGGGGTCGTATAATGCCTACAGTATGGACACCGTCCGGTACATCAGCCCAGCAAACAATCCTTTATGCCTGCAGTGGCACCAGCACCTGCACATGCGGCCAAAACGATGCGGTAACCATCGTAGAGCCTGCCCCAATCACACTAACCAACCAGACCCTTCAAATCCCGGCAGTAGCCTTTGCCTACACTCAGCAGACAGCTTCCTCAACTTGGACAATTAAACACGATTTAAACTTTTATCCGAACGTAACTGTTGTAGACTCAGCAGGAACGATATGTGAAGGTGAGATCAGCTACGTGGACCTGAACAACATCACCCTCACATTTCAATCAGCATTTAGCGGCAACGCTTACCTGTCATAAGGAGACCCCAGTAAATGTCACGTTTATTCCTAACGCCTATAAACTTAAACAAGAACGAGCTTCAGAATGCCTCCATTCAGAACCTCGCTACGGCGCCGTCCTCTCCTGTCACAGGTCAAATCTACTTTGATACTGTCTATAACCAACTTAAGGTATACGAAGGAACTGGTTGGGCACCAGTTGGTGGAGTTGCTTACGGAGCAGGAGCTCCCGGCTCAGCCCCTCTCTCTACAGGTTCTCTATACTTAGATACAACTAACAATCTTCTTTATGTCTCTAACGGAACAGCAACTACAGCTAACTGGGTAACAGTTGAGCCTCGTGGAGCTACTGGAGACATCTCACTTCTTGGTCTTGCTAACGCTGCAGGTACTTCTCTCAAGGTAGCTAACGCAGATCACGTTCACCGCCACATTGATGCGGATCACTCTGGCATTCACCTCAATGCTCTTGCTACCGCAACAGGTAACTACTCACTTGGTGGATATAACCTAACCAATCTTGCTGACCCAGTTAACCCTCAAGATGCTGCAACTAAGCACTATGTTGACGCAACTGCTCAAGGTCTTGATGTACTTTCTTCTGTTGAGTATGCAATTCGCACAACTCTTCCAGGTACATATGCTGCTGGCACAACAGGTGCTGATGGTGGAACAGGTGTTGGCGCAACAATTACATTTACTGCTTCTGGCCGTATTACCATTGATACTGGTCCAGACCCACTTCAAACAGCTGACCGTATTCTTGTCATGGGCGGTACAACAAACTACGGTGGAACATCATCTATTGCTAACGGTCTTTATGTTGTTACAAATAATGGTGCTAGCGGAAACGTTGTCCTTACTCGTTCTACAGATTACGATAACCATATTGCTGGTCAAGTTATCGCAGGTACATTTGTATTCGTAGCTTCTGGAACAACCTATGGAAATACCGGTTGGGTACAGACTCTACAAGGAAGCCTAAACTCTAACCCAGCTGATGGAATTATCCTTGGCACAGATCCAATATCATTTACACAGTTCTCAGGTGCTGGAACCTACACAGCCTCTAATGGTGTAACCCTAACTGGAACCAACTTTACCTTCACACCGCTTTCAACTGGTGGTTTGGCAACCGGTGTATCTGGTGGATACGTACTTCTTCCTTCTACATCTGGTTTGAAGACAGACTCTAATGGTCTTGCTCTTAACCCAACCAGCACAGGTGGTTTGACAACTAATTCTTCTGGTTCCTTAATTCTTCTTAATACCACCTCAGGTTTAAATACTACAAGCAGTGGCTTAGCTGTAACACCTGGTCTTGGTATCACAATTTCTGGTCAAGGTGCTGCAGGCGCTGCCACTACTAACCAAGTTGCAATTAACACTGACGTAGTGGTACGTAAGTATGCAACCACTATCGGTGACGGAACCTCGACATCTATCACAGTTACTCACGGTTTAAACACTCGTGATGTTACTACTGTGATCTTTGATGCCTCAACATACGCCGAAGTTGGTTGCGATATCACACATACAACGGTTAACACCGTAACATTTGCATTCTCAGTAGCGCCTTCTTCTAATGCCTACAGAGTAGTGATCCACGGATAATGAGTAAGCAAAACCTTACGCCGATAAATATCCCGGCGTATGTTACTCAGCCTCTGACTCCTACTCCTAAGCAAGGAGATGCCTACTTTAATACGTCAGACCTTAATACCTATATCTATAACGGTACAGTTTGGATTGCGGTAGGAACAGGCTCTGGCGGAGGTAGTGGTACTGGAGAAAACGTAGCTTGGTGGTTAGGAATATAATATGGCGGGTATAGCAAGACTAGCAGTAGTCAATGATGCTTCAGGAACTACAGTTGGAACTCCTGGGGG